TCCAGATTTTCCATCAGCCGTATTAATAGCATAATATACTCTTGCTATACTTCTAGCACCGTCTTCGGACATAAAAGTAGTCGTTGAAGCGTCTACTTTATTAACGTTAGTTTCTCCAGTACCGTCTGAAAAGTTAGTCATCTTAACTACGTACTTAACTCCAGATGTATCTACTATTGTTTGTGTTGTAACTGCGTCTGCCATATTAGTATCCTATGTGTGTAGCGTCATAAAAATCTTTAGATAATTCACCACGTTCTGTTGTTTCGCCTTTTTTTCTAGTTCTAGCATAAATCTTATTTACTTGACCAGTTCCAGGAGTTGTATAAGTTCTTACACCACCTGAATATACTCCAGGTGCGTCTGCATACGTATTGGATGCTGTGGCACTATTTTCATATTGCCAAATACTATTTGATCCTGGTACATCTACCCACGCCATTTTTATTTTCCTAGTTGTTCTTCTATTTCGTTATCAAAATATTGATATAATTCTTTTTTATTAATTTTTCTAGCTTCAGAAACTTTGTTTACTGAATTTTCAAATTTACTTATAATATCTCCAGACGTTCTTTCAATTAGATTGAAAGTATCTTGTACTGCTAACTTTAGTTTAGGAGATAAATCTCCATAACTTTTAGAGTCAAGATACTTACTATCTTCAACTATCTTACTTGTAAAAAGTAAATTCGTATCCATTTCTATACACCTGCGTCTGGTGGTGATTCGTGTCCTGGTGCCATAGTTGGCGCTTCAGGTTTACTTGCTTCTGGACTAGGTGCTTTATCTGGTTCAAAAGCGATTTCTTTACCACTTGTATCCATAATTTTATCGGTTCTTGCACTCGGGTCTGTTACTGCTGGTTTAGGAGCACTAAATTTTTCAGGTTCTACACCTTTAAAAATTTTACTTGCAACATCTCCTCTTTGTCTTTCAAGAGCATTTGCTACTTTATCTCTTAAAGCATCCTTAAATGCTTCTCCTGCGTCTGCATTTTTACCTTGTTGCAATTTGTCAATAAATTCCGCTGTTTTATTCGGAACGCTTGGGTCTGCCATTACATATCTCCTTCTATAGTATCTTTATTAGCTGTATATTGTTGCATAGGGTCTGCAAGTATACCATCTTTAACTTCTTTTTTAATTTGATTGTTTATATCTTCAATCTCCCTTTCGTTTTGTCGTAAGACTTTCTTACGAACATACTCTACTGAAAAATACTTACCAACATAATCTCTCATTGTATCTGCAAGTCTTAATCTTTCTAATAACATTTCAGAATCTTTTAGTTCAGCAAAGTGTCCATCTTGCAAAAAATCATACTGGATAACATCCCTTATGATTAACCAATCTTCATCCGTAATAACGGCTTTTAAAACTAATTGAGTTCTTAATATATCGTTAAATATTTCAGTAAATTTCTTTCTTAATCTTTGTACAAATTTCGTAAATTTAAGTTCATCTCTAGTAATTTCAGTTGAACGACCTAAATTAAATCCACTTGACGCTTCTAATCTACTAGCAGGAACATTTAAAGAACGATAAAGTTTTGCTCTAAAGTATTCTAAATCTCCCATTTCACCAAGATTTTGTCCACCTGGTAAAGTAGTAATATCAGTTCCTCTTCCACCTTCTCTACTTGGTAACCAAAAGTCTTCAAGCATAGACATATAGTTTCTATCATCACGTATCTCACCTGTACTTGCGTCATAGACAAGTTTGTTTCTATATCTTGCCATAACATCACGTAAGTATTGTTCTGCTTTTATCTTCGGTAAATTACCAACATCAATTTTAAATATACGTCTTTCTGGTGCTCTTGCTATTCTGTAAATAACACTTGCGTCCTCAATCATACGTAATTGATTAACAGGTTTAATTGCCTTATGTAAATAAGATAAGACCATATTTTTGTTTTGGTCTATCAATCCACTTGGACAAAATGCTATTGCGTCAACAGCAATTTTAATTCCGCCAGAGGTTGTATTTGAAACTCCCTTTTCATTATATAAAAAGTATTCCTTAACTTCATCAATGACGTTCAACATATATGGAGTTGGACCGTCTGGTCTTTTCTTTCTTACTTCTCTAATCTTTTTGATTTTTCTAGGGTCTATGTATCTTAATTCTGTGATACCTTTTCTTGTAGAGTCTCTATCAATTACTTTATGATAATATAATCTACCGTCCACGTACCATCTTCTAAAGATATCGTGACCTCTAGTATGAAAGTTTAATAGTCTTAAAACTTCCTTAAACTCATCTTCTATTTTTCTTCTAACTTCTTTACCGAATGGCAAAGATTCTAGGTTTAATCTAATTGCATCCTTCATTTCGTTTGCAACAATAGATTCGTTTATAATATCTTCAATCGCCATATCACATTCTGGGTGTAAAGCGATTTCTCTATAACGTCTGATAAGGTCTTGTTCGGTCTTTGTCTGACCTTCCATATCCAAGTATTGACCATAGTAACCTCCAGCGGCGATGGTTTGTGTTCCATCATCCGCTTGAGGTTGTGTAAATGCTTGTTTTGGATCAGTAGGTGTCTTAACCCTTGTTATAGAAAATCCAAATAGTTCAGCCATAATTTATCTCCTTAAATTTCACTACTATTTATAGTAGTTTTTAAGTAGTAGTTGTACTTTCAAAGTATTGATACGCTAATGTAACACTTGTTTCTGATAAATCACTTTTAGCAGCGTAATCCAATGGAATTGCGTTAATACTTGTAGGAAATACACCTCTTAAAGTGTAAGTCTTAATTTGATTACCGTTTCTGTCCAATTGGTCTACAAATGCGTCAACTTGATAGTCAACAGGATTTGTTAATCCTTCGTTATCAGTCATATTGTTTATACCGTTCATCCATCTTTCAAATGCATTACGCAATTTGAAATTGGTATCGTTTATTACTTTAATAGTCCAATCTGCAATTGTTCTATCTCCAGCAATTTTTATAGCACGACCTCTAAAAGGTACTTCAATAGCTGTTATTGCCATACCTGGTAGTTCTGCCGCCTGACATAAAAATGCTAGGTCTTCTATTTCTCCACCAACTTGAGCGTATCCTGGGAAAGGCATAACCACTTTATACTGGTTACTTCTTGCGCCGCCGCCCGAAAGTTTAGCTTTGAAATCATTTATATTAGCCATTTTATTTCTCCGTTATTCTCTCTATTAGCTAGCAACTTCCTCAAAGGAAACGCCTGTTCTTGTTGCCACAAATTGAAGTGAGATAAAGTTGATACTTCTTGCTGGTTTAACAAATATTTCAGCAACAAATTCATTTCTATCTACAACTTCGCCTGTGTTGTTAGTTTCATCACAAACTACTAGGTAGTCTGTAATACCTCTACGACCTTGTACTTCTCTTAAAAAAGGTTCTACCATATTTCTAAAACCAGCTCTAGTGAATTCATCATTGAATTCAAATAGTTGAACTTTAGAAGCAGTTGAAATTGCCTTTTCTAAAACGATAAACAATCTTCGTACATTGACTCTGTCAAATGCACTAGGAGTTTTTAATCCAGTTTTATCTCCGAATAATACAGTTCCTTGTCCTGGGAACGTAGTCACAGGATTTACTCTTGCTCTGTATAATTCATCTCTTTGAGATTTAGTTGGATTAAATGCTAGTTTAACTGCACCTCTTACAACACCTCGGTTTAATCCTGCAGGTGAGTACCAAGCGTCTGCAAGCATATCAGTTCTTGCTGATAATCCTGCCATATCGCCATTTAAAGGTACGTATCTATAAACGTCATTATATCTATCGTACATATATTTGTATCCACTATCAAAAAACACATAAGAAGATGAAGCGATTGCATTAAAGAATCCTACAACATTATCTTTTTGTGTTGCTGAGTTTGATACATTAACTACATCACTTCTTTCAGGACTTGCAAAAACTACACAGTCTTTTCTGTTTTCAGCAATAGTAATTAAGTTATCTATATGTGTTGAGTCACCAGCGCCTGCAATTAAAAGACCAACATCTGAAGTTTCAGCGTCTTGGTATTTTTCATAAGCAGATTTAATTTGAGCAGTAGTTGCTGCTGAACCGTCTGCACCACTTGATAATGATACATTACTTACAGAAGTTACGTCTGTAAATGTTGTTCCAGCTGCCGCCGTACCCCAATTTGATCCTGAAGCGTTGTGGTCCATCCAGTAAATGTTATTACTTGTATTTAAAATAACGTCTGAATAGTAATTAGTGTCGCCTTGAGGACTCTTAGCGTCTGAAGCTTTTGAAACTGCTTCAAATCTTTCTAATACTTCCCCTTTAACTCCATTAATTCCACCGTCTTCATCAACGACAACTACGTGTAGTTCATCGCCACTCCCACCTCTTGTTAGAGCGTGAGTAGATGTTCCTGGTGCTTTATTAAATAAATCATAATATCTCCATCTTCGTCTTACATTAGAACCATTTGTAATAGTCTTTTGTAATCCAGAAGAATCGGAAGCACCAAAATAAGATGGTTCTTCTTTTCGCACAATGTTTAAATCGTTAGTTGCTACACTAACAACTCTATATTCGTATTCATCACCAAAACTAACAATATCGCCAGCACTTATTCCTGTAGAGGAAGTAACTGAAACTACTGTATCTCCGACACTTGTTGAAGCGTCAGCAACAGTTGTTTTAGCAGTTTCTTCATAAGCAGTAGCAGAAGCACATTGAGAAACTTGTATGTTGTTTCCCCACGCACCCGCTGTTCTACTAGCCCACATTCCTACAGAAGCAGAACCGTCAGCATAATTATTTTGGTAATCAGTAGTATTCTTTATAACAAATGCACTACCACTTTCAGTTGCATTTGATACAGATGAGTTCTGTACACGAACTACTTTCAAGTTATTTGAATATTGTAAAAAATTTGAAGCACTAAAAAAACTCTCAAAGTTTGAGTTATCTGGTTTTCCAAAAGTTAGCAATAAATCAGATTCACTACCGCAACTAACAACTTCATCAAGAGGTCCTTTACTGAAAGTTCCAGCAAAAGCTCCTGAAGACGTTGATACGGCAGGAATAATTCTTGTTAAGTCTTTTTCCTGTACGAGAACACCTGGTGATACTTGAAATGCCATTAGGTTTTCTCCTTATAATTAACTAATTAGTATTTGTATTTTCGCATATTCCTTATGTTTTCATAAGACCATAGTCAAATTTCATAACTATGGATATTTATATAATACTTACTTTAGAGACCTTTTCTTACAACTGGATACCAAACTGTTCCGTATTCATCTACTTCTGGTTTTTCGTGGTCTGGTATACCATCATCTACAAAACCAAAAGGTGCCATATCTTGCTCTATTAATTTTTCTTGGTCTTCATATAGTTGTTGTCTAGCATTAGTATTAGTTAATTCTTTAAAGAAAGGTTGATTGGATACCCAACCAAACAATACAAGACAAGTCATTAAATCATCATTACATCCTTCTTCTGCTGACCAAGAGTTTCCTCTACGAGCAAAAGTTGACATTTCTTCTATGATATTGAAGTCATTAATAATTACTTTATCACCTTCAATCAATGTTTTGATATTAGAACAACCAATTTTTTTAATTTGTTTTGTCATACGGACACCAAAACCAGAACCTCTTCCACTATATCCTGCACCCAATACTTGACCTGCTCTTCCTCTTTGAGTAGTCATTAATAGATTAGGATATTCTAATTCATAATTTAATGATTCACCTATTTGTTGTCCTATATCATTTGTTTCACAAAGTATTTCACACTTATTATAACCTGTACAAGCTTTAGATATTAAGTGTGGAAATAGAATTGGTTTAACTTCATTACTTCTATATTTGGCAACAACTCTATAAGGCATTTGAGATACATCAAATATTAAAAATGCTGAATAATCTCTACATACACCTCTTGCTACGTCAACTGTACAGATATAAGTTTTATCTTTTACAGGTTTTTCAAATACATCTAAACCACCACTTGAAGTTAATGGTGTCATATAAGGTGTTTGTTTAATCTTAACTGGTGAAATTAAAGTATCTACTGACCCTAAAAATTCACACTCAAACTCTTGTTGGAATTGTTCTGCTGATGTATTACGTATGGTCATTTCTTTCCATTTTTCATCACGACCTGGTACTTCTGACCAATGTACTTCTATAGGTACATAATCATTTCTTTTATTTTCAGCGTCTGTCCATAATTTATAAAACTGATTCATTCCGTGAGGAGTTGAAACTATAATAACCTTTGAAGTTTTACCAGATGTAATAGTAGGATAAACTGAACTAAAAAACATTTCAGCAATGTTAGCAGGTACGAAAGCAAACTCATCAAGAAATATTATATTATATGTTCCACCTCTTATTGCACTTGAAGAAGTAGCGGCAGCTATAATAGTTGATTTATTCTCTAACTCTATATTACCTTTGTTCCAATTGATAACACCTTGTTGTAAATACTTTGGTAAGTTTTCATATGCTAATTGTAATCTTCCTAATATATCTCTAGCAGTAGAAGATTTATTAGCAAGAATTGCTATGTTTGAATTTGGATTAAACATTGCATAGTGTAAAAGATATGCAATTGTTGTAGTTGATTTACCTGACTGTCTAGGTAATTTACAAATAGTAAATCTTTCCTTATGTAATGTTTCAACAATCTTCTTTTGAAACCCATACATTTTAAAAGGTACAAGTCCTTCATCAAGAGAAACAATTTTCATAAATTTCTCCATAAAATAAATTGGATTTTCTTCGCACTTTTGAAATTCTACAATTTGTTCTTCAGTAAAATCAACTGGTGTATTGACTTTCTTTAAATTAGGATTACCTAAATATGCTGAATTATATGGTGTACTCATAGTACTATTTATAATTGATACCCAAACCAACCAGTTATGATATATTTTTCGTGTTCTTTTGTTATTTGTCCACTATGTGTATGCGTAAAGTCAGTCGGCCAAATTAAAGTTAAACCCTTTTCAGCAGGTGTTGTTAAATTCTGATATTTAAAATGTGTACCGCCGTTAGGAACATCATTTAAATAAGTCATCCAAACAAGACAACGGTTTTCGTGCCTAGAGTTTCTTTCATAATGCTTAGTAAAATAACCTCCACCTGGTGGATAGTATTGTAAATTTCCTCCTTCAATCATTCCATAGCTTTCAAACTCTTTAACTTCAGGATATTTCTTTTCATATAAACCAACACACTCTTTCAACGCCTTTTTATATTTCATAAACCTT